AGATCTGTCTCACGGGTTTGCGTGTCTCTTGGTTCTCTATTAGCCATTGGATTGTTCCTTCATTAACTGCGCTGCGTATTGCTCTGGACTGAGACCAAGTCGCTTTGCGAGGGCTACTTGGGTTCTTGTTAGACGCACTGTGCGTGATTTTTTTCCGCTTCTTTCAACGGGGGCTACCACGGTTCCATTTTGTAACTGAGGTGCTTCTTGCTCAGTCTCAAACTTGTCAGGGAACGCTCTACGCATTTCCTCATCTATCTCTTTATAATACTGTTCGCTGTCTGGTACAACACCTTTTCGCTTTAATTCCTCATGCAGACCTAAAGCAAATCCTGTCATACGCATATCTTTATCAAACCAATCGTTCTTTTTTTGCCACTCTATACCTCTTTGTGACAGAGAGGGCTGTTGATTTTGTGGCGGTGGAGCTTGTGTCTCTTTTAGCTCCTCTTTCTTAGGCTGATACTCAGCCACTCTAAATTTTTCATTGTGTAGCTGTGATAATTTTTCTTGTGCTTCCACTAATTTATCTGGATCACCTGATTCATAAGCCTCTTTGTAATCACTCTTAGCCTGCTCTAGCTGTGCATCCACCCTGCCTTTAGCTTGATCTATCAGCATATTTTCGCCTTCAGCTAGGGTTTTTCTTAGCTTTTCGTTATCTTTCTTTAATTGTTCAGCGTAACTTATGGCTTCCTTTTCAAGTCTCTTAGCTTCTTCTTTAGCTCTACGCTCCTCATGATATTCATATTTTAACTGAGATATTCTTTTTTGAGCGTTCTGGCTGTAGTTTCTAACTTCATCTTCGTTTTCGTCATCAGGTTTAGCCTCAACCGATTCGTTTCTCTTTGCCACCCTGTCTTCTTCTGGTCTGTCATCAACCACTTCTACTTCAAAATCATCTTGCTCAACTGCCTGATTGCTGTCTTCGATGTTCTCTTCTAACTTTTCTGCTGTATCGTTCATATTCTCTTATATCCTCTTGGGTCATCGACAACGGCTTCAACCGTGTCATCGTTAATTAATCTAAATTCCTGTGTGTGTATTTTAAAACGAGTTCCTGAATAGGATCGAAATATAACAAAGTCACCTACTTTGCAGTACGCACCATTTGGAAACTTGTCTTTATCCTTGTAGGCATCAGCACCCATACTAACCACAAACCCTATAATAGATGCTATACCTTCAGCATCTCTTATCTGGTCAGGCATATACAGACCGCCTTCTGTTTTTTCGTCTACTTCTACTGGGGATATTAGGAGTTTGTAGCCCTTTGGTTCGGGCATTTTGGAAGCGACCTTTGGGTCTTCTTCCTTCTTTACAGCTTGATACATTTTTACCTCATGCAGTGATTAAGGATCACAGTTCCTTGCGTTAATACGAAAAGCACCATAGTACTTTTTTTAATCATCTATAAATCTTTTCTCTATGTCAAGTATATCCTCCTGTAATTTCTTGAGACATTTATACTCACCAACACAACGAGCATACTCCTCTATAGTTTTAGCTCCACCTCCTGCGAGGTGTTCTTTTAGGTCTTCTTTATAATCTGTAATTCTTTTTAATATGGGAGTGTAGGCTGTCTCACTCATCTACAAACTCTCTTGCTAGATTGACACCTTCTTGAAAGCCTTTTCTCTTTTCATCTCTTTTAGATTTTGCTTCACTAAGAATAGCGTTTGTTGCTACCTTGGTAACTTCTATCTCTTGGTCTTTCTTTTTCAGATCAGTATCTACCTGTATCTTTGCCATATCCATTTGTTTCTTATGCTCAAACTCTGCTTCTTTTAGAGCCATCTCTCTTTGCTGAAGCTGTGTAAGTGGGTCTTCTGCTTTCTTTTGCGCTTCTTGTTCTGCTACCTCTGCCTGACTCTTAGTCAGGACTTGTCCTGCTGCCTCTGCTGTCAACTTAGACAACTGCTCTTCCACATCATCTGGCAAAGGCTCGTCCTCACTAGGCATCGGAACACCCAACCTGTCTTCTATCTCTTTTCTATATTGGAAGGCAACGTGTTCCGTGATGTGGGCTGCCAAGGCATTCTGGATAGCAGACGCAAATGGCGATTGACCAATGATTTGCTGTATCTTCGGGTCTTGAGCAGCAGCAGTATGTACAGCAATGTGAGCCTCATGGTCTTGGTACTTGAACGCCTTGACAGGTTCTTGTTTCATTATAGCCATATTTTCCGTTACAGGGTCTTTAGGGGCTATATCATCTGGTAATTTTATTATGCTCTCAGCATCTTGTATTCCTAATACTTCTAGCATTTGTCTGTGTAGTTTGCCCATATCGTACAACTGTGGTGCTTGTTGGGCTAACTGTAACGCTGACTGATACTGCGTTACCCTCTGTGCCATTGTTGATGCATTAGGATCAGACACTGGTATGACATCAACCCTGTTATCAAAATCTTTTGTTCGTGAAAACTCACCATCCATTTCATAGGAGTATTGTGCTGGCATAAAGTCGTGAATACACTTAGCTAGTATGCGTAACTCTTTTTTAAGAGATGCGTGTAGTCTAGCTTGCACACCAGACATCACTTTCATAGATCGCTCTAACAACGCTAGAGTTGTACCTACAGGGGCATTCGGATTCATGTTTCCTACCTGCACATCTGCTATCGACCCAATTCTTCTTCCCTCTTCGACAATATTTCCCAACAACTGGTACAATACTGAGGATGGTTCTTTATAAGGTATAAACGTAATGGAATCTCGTATCGCACCACCAGGCACGTCGACATCTCTAAACTCACCAGGCATAAGAGGCGACTCATCCCCTTTAATCCTAAGACCACGAGCTTTAAGACCAGCAGGTAGATTCGATAAAGTACCTGCATCAATAAGCTGACGCAGTATAGACGTAGCTGATTTAGCCAAGCCACCAATAAGATGAATAAGTCCTGTACCATAAAAGCCAAGGCTAGGAAGATATCTATAATGAACAAAATGCTGTCTTTTAGTTTTCTTTTCATCATTCTCGTACCAGTTCTTTCTTATTGATAAAATTGTCTTTGACGACTTATCTATCGTCACAATGTATGGTCTTGCCAAACCATCTTTATCGTTAAAAGGCTCTGGCATCTCCAGATCAACGTGCATCTCTAAGATTGTGTATCTCTCATCGTCTTCATAAACTGATTCGTTTCCCTCCATCTCATCATACTTTTCTTGTATCTCTGACTGGTCTTGATGAGGTTCTGGTAAATCAACGTCACTGTAGAAACCGTTAACCATTAGCTCTCTAATCTGGTTTTCTGTCTTCTTCATAATATGTGTATACCGTGAACAAGACATGAGATCAGAAGCACCGTAGGACACTACAAAATCTTCAGCAGGCACAAACATCGAACATGGTCTTTCCATGATCGGATCGTAATACACCTTTTTAAACGCTGATCCTGCAAGGGGGAGTCGGAACAACATTTGCTCCATCTCGTCACGGTATTCTGTCATCTCCTCTGTCAGCATATAGTTCATCTCGTTCTCTACACGCTGAGACTGTTCTGTCTTTTCTTTTGACATTTTCCCAACAACCTTTGTCCTAACAGGACCTGATGCAGGAAATATCTCTCCCATAGCTTGTGCTTGAAATCGAACAATGGCTTCTGACAATAAAGGATGGAATACACCTGACGCACCCTCCCAAGGTTGCGTTCTTTCTTCTATCTTCATGCCAAGCAAATCAAGACCTTTCATGTAAGATCGTGACCACTCTTTTCTAGATGTTCTATCAGACTCAAAGTCATCTACTAGATTTGATGCCATCTCCTCTAGGTCTTGTTCCTCTATATGCTCTGCAAGATTATCGTTGTGACCTATACCCTCTGCATCCTGCGTGATGCCCCCATCAAAATCAATCACAACACTTCCGTCATCTGTCTCAACTGCAACAGCATCAGGATTTACTACAGATACTTTAAGTTCTGATTCTTCTGGGTTACCCTCTGCTTCTACTTCAAAGGGTTCTAGAGTTTTGTCTACTGCCATTATTTAATTGTGAAGCTCGTACCCCTTGTGGCTAGACCTCCACCTCTCATTTTAAGAACTTTACCGCCTTTTTTGTAGCCCTTCTTTTTCATGGCTCCGCCTTTTGCCATACCCTTTTTCTTCATGGCTCCACCCATAGCGTAACCCTTCTTCTTCATCATCATGCCACCGCCACGCATTTTACCTTTACCGTCTGCGGCAAAGAAAGGTACTTTCTTACCATCTTTCATGACCATTTTAAGCTTTCCGCCTGCAGCCATTCCTTTCTTCTTCATAGCACCGCCCATAGCCATGCCTTTCTTTTTCATCATCATGCCACCACGAGCCATGCCTTTTTTCTTCATCATACCACCACCCCTTTTCTTTACAGCGTATGGTTTTAATGATTCGGCATCCTTTTTGGTTTGTTTCTTAT